AAACGGCAAATCGTTTTCATTTAACGATAAAAACTTACCAGAACTAGAATAGAAAAAAAACGAGAAACAACCCGACTACCAGGGCTATTTCAAAGCAGACGGCAAACTATTTGAAATTGCTGGCTGGGTAAAGATTAGCAAAGCTAACAACAAGTACCTATCTATTGCAGTAAAGGAATTTACAGAAAAGCAACCAAATAACGAACTTTAAAAAATAGACAAATGAAAATAGATAAAAACGCCCCAGCTTTTCCAGTTATGCCAGTCCAGGATCAATTCGGCCGCTTAATAGCACCGATACCAGGCTTAACAAAATATGAACACGTTTTATTACAGATCCTTTGCGCAAAAGAAAGCCAAAACAATCACAGTAAAATAGGACTGTCAACACTTTTAAGAGAATGTGAAACACTAGCAAACGAATATTTTTTAACCCTAGAAAAAATAGAAAATGAAAAAGAAGCTAACCCAGTTATTTCAATTAACTAATAACCAGCAAGCTGTAATAGCCCTAATTATTGCAGCTGTATTAACCGCTTTTTTACAAAGGATCTAATGACAGACGGACAAAACAAAATAACCTTAGAAGAAAAACTAGCACAGCGAAAATACAAGCCCGATTTCATACCCCCCCCAAGCCAGGTAATATTCACTATTGACGATAAACCCATTGGAACGATCCAAAATTTTATCGTTTTTAGTGGATTGCCTAAGGCGGGCAAAAGTACTTTTTTAGCCGCTGCAATAGCTTCTGCATTTCAACCAGGCGACGTTTTTGGTATGAAGGTGCATTTCCCAGAAGGAAGGCGCAGAATAGCTTATTTTGACACTGAAAGCAGCGATTTTGATTTTTACAGACAAGTTAATAAAATAAAGCATTTCGCTAATTTAAACAACCTACCTACCTGGGCGGACTGTTTTACAGTGCGCGAGGACGGCCCCAGCGAAATAAGGGCCTTAATCGTTAATTATTTAGAAAATAACCCAGATTGCCCGATCGTAATAATTGACGGCCTTTTGGATCTTATTTTTGACTATAACAGCGAAATAGAAAGCCGCAAGCTGGTGAACTGGTTTAAAAAACTTACTAAGATTTACAACTGTCTATTTGTAGGCGTACTTCACCAGGGCAAAGGGCTGGGCGCACAAACATTAGGGCACCTGGGATCAAATTGTGATCGCTGGGCTTCTAGCACCTTAGAAATAATTAAAGACAAAGACAAAAAGACCTTTACATTACAGCCTAGGTTTTTAAGATCCAGTGAAGATTTTGATCCAGTCGTGCTTATGAACATTGGCGGCAACTGGCAGCAAATATCTATTGAAGGTGAAAGCAAAAAGCCTGAAATAAAGCACCCAAAACAATTTACTGAACTTGACCACAAAAACATAATAAACCAGCTTATTTACGGCCCTATTGCGTATAAAGATCTAATAGCAGACATACAAGAACAACACGCAAAAGGTACTAACTGGGCCAAACAATTATGTAAGATCTGGATAGATAAAAAATACATTTACAAAAACGATCAAAACCTATATGAAAAAAGATACTAAACGCTTTATAGCTTATATGTTAATGAACAAACATTTTAAGCTAGTAAAGAAGGGCGCCAACTGGCGCATAGAATACAACGGCGTTTTATTACAGCCAGACGACATTGAATTTTTAAAGTTAATTGCAAAAAAAAGCGGCCAAAAATTTGACCGCCTGGACAAAACAGTTAACCCTAATTAACCGCTTATTTTCCTTTCGAAACAAAGATAATAAAAAATGGAATATTATACAGCAATTATTTTTTTTGAGGATCACAAAGAAATAACACCAAAAAAATATCGGAATATTAACCGAGTAGAAAATTTTATTGAGTTTGCCCGAAAAGTTGGCGGACATTATGTAAATTTATACGAGAAACGTACGAAAAAATTTTATTGCCGCGTCTGGTTGAACAATTAAAATAAAGACAGCAACCCAGCACGCCGCCAAAATACCAGCCTAGCGCTGGTTTTTTTGTGCCTGGTATGTATCGCTTAAAAAGTGGTTTAAATTAAAGGTGAAAAGAAAATAATTTAAACTGGTTTAAGTGGTTTAAAATAGGTGGTTTAATTTTTATCTTTGCTAGCCCAGGCGTACGCAAAGATAATAAATTTTAAACTAAAAGTTTAACCAACGCACACTATTTTTAAAAAAAAGTTTTTTTGTTTGAAAATCGAACAAATTTTCGTAACTTTGTAAGGTATGGCAGCAAAAAAATGGCTGGCGGCCCTAGTGGGTGCAGCAGCAGTTTACTGGGTTTACAGCAAGTATCGCTTTTCTCAGGGCGTTAGCTTTGTAATTTCTAGGGTTGGCCTGGGTGGATCATTTTTAGATCCACAAATCAATATCGAGGTAACAATTTACAACCCAACAGCATTTAGAACAGAATTAAGCAATTTAAGGGCGCAGCTATATTTAGCAAGCGGGTTAAAGGTGGCTGATGTGTTTTACAACAATAGAACGGTAATTTTAGCCAATAGCCAGGCAGTTTTGCCCCTAGTGGCTGTAACTACCTTAGAAGGTGCAATAACTTCAATTCGTGAACTTATTAGGAGTAAAAAGGCTGATTTTCGCCTGGCTGGTACGGCCCAGGTGGACGGCGTTTTATTACCTTTTGACATAAAATATTCTTTTAATGGTTTCTAGAAGCGCAGTTTTGGAAAAACTGGCGCCTTTTAATAACTTTAAAAAGGTAGTTAGTACGGATCAAACAGTTACCGACATAATCGACGGTATTGTTAGCACACACTATCAATACCAGGACGAATACGACAAAATAAGCCAATATTTTGTTGGTGAAAGTGAACTGGAAACGGCGCGAAATATTTTTAACTTCTTAAAGTCAAACGTACCTTATTACATTGAAAGTAATAACAACCAGACGTTAAGAAGCCCTAGCGCAATAGTTGCGCTACCAGGTGATTGTAAAAGTTACGCGCTGTTTGCAAATGGAGTGTTGGATAGTTTAAACAGAAAGGGTATTTTTCAGGTACCCCTAGCGTTTAGATTTGCGGGATATAAAAATAATACCAGGGAGCCGCAGCACGTTTTCGCTGTTATGTACCCAGGAACAAAAAAGGAAATCTGGATCGATCCAGTATTACCTAGATTTAACGAAAAAAGACAACCTAGTTTTTTTAAAGATAAAAAAATAAAAATGGCACTAATTGCTTTAAGCGGCGTCGGTTATACAGCAAGCGACAAACGCGCAGAAATGGAAGCGTATAGGGATAAACTGGTTAATGATCGCGATAGGCTTTTACAAGCTGGCGTAATTACCCCAGGATCTAGTAAAGAATTGCAATATAAAGTTGCGATAAACAAAGTAACTGTTGCGCTTCAAGATTTACCAAGCGTTAATGGTATTGGTGAATTTGACTGGCAAAATGCGTTTAGTAGTTTAGTAACAGCGGCGCCAGATATTATTAGGGCTTCTCGTCCTGGTGGGCAAGATCAATTTCAACAATTTGATCAAGGGTTACCAAGTTTACGTCCTGGACAACCAGAACAAAGACAGGGTATTAACACCAACACAATTTTGTTAATAGGTGGCGCGGCACTAGCAGCGTTTTTAATCTTTAAGAAAAAGTAATGTATTACGGTAATCAAAATAAAATTGGAGTAGTACCTATTGCGGCTGTTGTTACAACGGCTGTAAAAGTATTACCTGGTTTGATCCCTTTTTTTAGAGGCGCTTTTCAAAGCCCAGCTGGCGACGCCAGGGCTGTAATTAATACAGTTAAGCAACAAATAGCTAGCCAGGACGCCAGGACTAGATTAGGTACTGTAATAGCTGGAAGCCAGCAAAATTTTAGGGCCGCTGATGTGGACGTAAACGAAATGTTGTTCTGGTATCGTCAAAATTACCCTAATGATTATATGCAACTTTTGCCAGAAGATAAATTATACTGGAATAGTTATTTAGATAATTATAGGCAAAGATTTTTAATGCAGCGTCCAGATTTGCAAAATAATTTTTTAAATAGATCTTATTTTACAAAGGAGCAAATTAACTATAAACCAGAAACGCCAGGAACGCAAAAGGCTGGATCTAATATGTTAGTAACACTAGCTATTGTAGGCGCTGGAATTTTCGCACTATCAAAAATGAAAAAATAATGACCGCAGCACAAAAAGCAGCAAAGGCAAATTTTAAAAAAGCCATTGAGTACAGAAAAAAAACTGGCGTTTCTTTAAAAGAAGCGTTTGCGCACGTTTACGGTAAAAAAGTAGGCGCGGCCCCTAAAAAGAAAGCAGCAAAAAAGGCAGCACCTAAAAAGGCGGCTAAAAAAGTTGTAAAGAAGGCAGCACCTAAAAAAGCAGCAAAGAAAAAGCATACAAAATACGGAGTTGTTAAAAAGCACGTTCGTAGAGTAGCTGGAATGAAAAAGCCTGAAAGCGTACACAAAGACACTAAGAGCCACAATGTTAATATCCGCGTAGTATCTGGAATGGAAAGTGTAGCTATTGGAAACGTAAAATATTTATTTGAACAAATAAGAAAAGCAGAAGGGCAATTTCAAATTTTGAAGGATCGTAAAAAAAGGGATAAAAAATTAGTAGGTTTTGACGCTAAATTATTTCAAAGATACCCTGGCTATATTAGATCTTTAAAAAAGCAGTTAACAGAAGCTAAAAAGAATATCAAATAAAATGTACAAAATTTCTTTATATACTAAAAGAAAGGCAAAAGCGTTAAATGTAATTGTCTTACCTAGTGAAAAGAAAAATAAAAAAATTGATGTTTATGATGTTTACGGTAATTTATTAGCAAGTGTGGGTGATCCAAACTATTTAGATTATCCTAGCTTTTTAAGATATTGCGGTAAAAAAATAGCAGACGAAAAAAGAAAACTATATAAAATAAGGCACCAGAAAGATAGAATGGTAAAAGGATCCCCAGGATATTACGCCGATCAATTACTCTGGTAAATTAAATACTTCACAACAATTTAAAAACAAAAAAAATGCGTAGAAGAAAAGCAGCAAAAAAGTCAAGCAGACGTCGCAGAATGTCTGGTATTGGCAAAGTAGGCGGCGCAGCTACCAGCGTACTTTATACAGTAGCGGGTGCAGCAGCAGCACAATTAGTTGGTAAATTTTTACCAGCAGCAACAAACGACAAAATCAAAGCAGCGGTACCAGTTGCAGTTGGTTTGTTCTTACCAAAATTTGTAAAAGGAGCAGCTGGCCAGGGCCTAGCAGCTGGTATGATCGCCGTAGGTGGTTTAAAACTTGTACAATCTTTTGGAGTGTTAAACGGTATCGGTGCAGTAGCTAATGATGTAGATTACAAACTACCAGCAGTTGCAGCGTACTATAACCGCGAGGGATTAGTTGACAAAAGCTATATGACGCCGTCAATAGCTGGCCTGGACGAAGAAGGCTGTTAATTATTTTCTTTTCACCTTTATTAAAAAAATAAAACTTATAGCAAATGGCAACTCAAATGGGAAGCAGAATGGTTTTCGAAAATGCGAAAACCCTAGTGCGCAGTTTAGGTTACAGTGTAGAACACGCTAAATTGACGCAATCATATTTACGCAGTGAAGTAGCTTTAAGCACTTCTATTGCAAACTATCATATTCCAGTACTTGTTAACGACACTCAAAACGGTGCAAGCCGCGTAAACGAGAAGCGTTTAAACCTACAAGATATTTTCATCACTACTGAGATCGCAGTATTAATTGGCGTGGGTGCTTCAACTGCAACAGCAGCGAAGTTATATACATACCCAAATGCTACTGTATTTACTTCGGCTACTGATGATAATCTTTGGAGTATTTACAACGGTTATTTAAACCTAACAATCAACAACGAGCAAGTGTTACCAGCTTGGGACGTTTTACGCCACTACTTTGTACCACAAACACAACAAAGCGCAAGCACAACTGATCAATGGGCAGCTAGTAGCGACGCGTTTTACCCAGTTGAGCCAGGTATCGTAATGAATGGTGCTGCAAATATTAACTTCCAACTTACTGCAAATGGTGCGCCAGCAACAGTATTAGCGGATAGCTTTATTGCAGTTATTCAACGTGGTATCCTTTGTCAAAACGTTACTACTGTTAAATAGTATTAACCTTATGCGCCTGGCGGGCCTAAATCGCCGCCGCCGACGGTCGGATATTACCGTCATTTTTTTTAATTATTTAACTATAAGATATGCGTATCAAACGTTTTGAAGCAGTCGAAATTAACGTTCCCAATGGATCAACATTGACACGTTTTTATTTCCCTGATTTACCACAATTAAGAAACGCAAAGATCGAGGCGATACAAGTTTACGCAGCTGGATCAATTACAGCAACGCCGCTTACTGGATCTACACCAGTTGCGCTAGCTGATTTGAAAAAGTCAAGTTTAACTTTGTACCAGGGTGATTTACAGTTAATCTACAATATCCCATTGGTTGCACTACAAAATATTAGCGACAGCGCTACACCTTTTGTATTTGAATTACCAGGAATGAACGATATTGATATTAGCTGGACAAAATCATTTGTATCTTTGCCAACAGCACTAGGCACTACTAACGTAGCGTATAGTTTTGGCGTTTATTACTACTTGTAAAATTTTTATGTTATGGCAGCTTTTAGGCCCGAAATATTTACTATTGATGAAGTCATAAATTTTTATGACGCAGCAGAAGGAAGCGAATATAGAATATTTGCTGGCGTCAACCCGACGCCGCAATATTTGCGCTATAATTTTGTAGGCGAGAAAGAAATAGGACGCCAGGAATTATTAAACGCGCTTACACAGTTGCGCAATAACATAGAAAATTACAACCCGTATTTAATACAAGTTATTAGCGAGGGAAGTACTGGAAGGGGCGAAGAAAAAAGAAAGTCCTGTTCTTACCAGTATTTCTTTTCAGCTAAATAGGCCACAGCAACTTATGCCAATGCAGTCAATGTCTGGTATCGGTAGCCCTAGGACAGAAATGTTACTGGAAAAGCTAGTTGAACAAAACCAAATGTTAGCCAGCAGAATAGCAGCTATTGAGGCAATGGACGAACTGGAAGTGAAGAAGAAGAAGAAGCACCAAAAAGCCCGATCGATCAAATGTTAAGCAGCCCGCAAGTTCAGGAAGCATTAATCGCTGGCGTAATGTCTTTAATGTCTGGACTAATGACAAAAGGCGGCGCACCAACAGCAATAGCGGGAATAGACGACGAAGCGGAAGCAGTAGAAATTTTAAGATCATTAATGAGCAAAGGCGTTACAATAGATCATTTGAGAAAATTAAATGAAATGAGCAGCGCTAAATTAAGCTCATTGTTATTTATGTTGTAATGGCCAGAAGTAATTTTTTAAAAGATAATAGCAGCCTAATAATTGGCCTAGTAGTGGTTTACTTTGGATATAACAAAGTAATTAAGCCAATACTGGAAGGCGTAGGGCTGCAAAAAAGTAGCGAGGAGTTAGAAATTGAGAAGCAGACAAGCAACCCAGGTAGCGCCTGGAACCCAAACTATTGGCGTAAAGGTGGCGCGACGATCATAACAAACGCCAGTGTTAATAGATTTATAGAAACGATCTGGAACGCACCAGGATATTTTAGCGACGATTTCGACGCGGTTTTAGGCGTATTTAAGCAGCTTAAAACAAAAAGCCAGGTAAGTTACCTAGCAGACAAATTTAACCAGGCAAAAGGGAAAGATTTGTTAAGCTGGTTACAAGGTGGCGGGGCTTTATCGTGGCCCGCGGATCGTTTTAGTGCGGAGCAAGTTAACCAGTTAATAAAATATGTTAACGGTTTAAAAAACTATTAAAATGAAAGATAAGGGCAGTTTATTGATATTACTTTTATTAGGTGGCGTAATTGTTTACGCGGCTACTAAAAAGAAAACTAGAAGGGGATCTATTGAAATTGGCCCACTGGATCCAGGTGAATTTATTACGGATCCAGCAGATTTATTAACCGACGAAGAAAAATCAATGTTTGAAATATGAAAAACAAAAATTTAATATTATTACTGGCAGCGGGCGCAGCTTATTGGTATTTCTTTATGTATAAGAAAAAAGAAGCCATAAAAATTGAGCAGCCAGGCTTTACAGATCAACCAGGTACCAGCGCACCAGCTGCAATGTTGCAACCAGCAATACAAACCGAAAGTTTATCAATTACTGATCAAATAATTGAATTTAGTGAGCCAGCTAGGGTATTACCTTACAAAGAGGATAACGCTTACCAAAATTATTATGTTCAGCAAATAAGTGGAGTTAAAAAAATGGGCGTTCCGTTCACAATTTAATTTTCTTTTCACCTTTAATTAAAAAAAATGGCCGACTACAAAGTAACAGCGGAGCTAATAAAATACGACGTAAACTTTACAACTTATGATGTAAGCGGTTACGTTACCAGCGATTGCAATAGTATTTTATTTATCAATTACGGATCTAATGCTGTACAGATTGAAAACGTAACATTGCAACAAAACCAAAGTTTACAAATTGAGGGCAACGCTGGGGAATATACAACGCGCCGTTTTTTTGCAAATTTTATCAATTCAGGTGGTTTTAATAACCTAGTAACTGTTAAGAAAAATTATATACAATAATGCCAGCAATAGATTTATCAATATTAAACCAAAGACAGACGCCAGCGTTTTACGCTGATGTCTTTGCCAATAGGCCCGCAGCTGGTTTTGTTGGTAGGATCTTTGTATCAACTAATACATTTGCGTTTTATCGCGATAACGGTACTGGCTGGGATCTAATAGGCGGCCCTGGTAGTGGTACAATTACTGGCAGTGGCTCTTTTGGATCTATTGCTTTGTGGAATGGTACAGATACAATTACTTATGACGTAGGGTTAACCTGGGACGGTACAGCAAACTCGCTAACAGCCAGTAAATTTATTATTACTGGTGGAACGTCAAGCCAATTTTTAAAAGGCGACGGATCGCTGGATAGTAATACCTATAATACTGGAAGCGGTGCAGCAAGCCAAGTGGCTTTTTTTAGCGGTACAAACGCTATTACTGGTGAAAATAATTTGTGGTGGGATAGTGCCAATAATCATTTGGGTATTAACACAAATACACCAGCAACAGCGCTAGATGTAAACCACAATGGTACATTGGTAGCTAAATTCAATAATACAACAACTGCAAGCACTTTATTAGCTTTTGAAAATGCTGGTAATGAGCAGTGGTGGATAGGTACAGAAAATACAAACAACGACTTTTTATTTTACGACGCTACTAATTTCCCGACGTTATCACTTAGGACGACTTTTAAAACAAACGGCCAGGTATTAATTGGCGGTGGATCAACTGGAAGCGGTAAATTAGTAGTTGAAAGTGCAGCAAGCGACAACGGGATCCAGATAGTTGGTGCAAACGCACCTTCTTTGCGTATTGATAGCGCTGCAACTGGGCCGACTAAAAGAATTGGTTTAGGTATTTCAACTGGCGTAAACAATTTTATTCAGGGTAGCGTGGATCGTGATATGTGTATTTTTAACGGATCCACAACTGCAAGCCCAATGCTATTTGGTATTTATGATACTACAAACGTCCAGGAAGCAGCTAGAATATCGGCAGCAAGAAACTTTTTAATAGGTACTACTACTGATGTCGGAAGTAAATTGCAAGTTAACGGACAAGCATATATTAATCATAATGACGCAAGTGTTTTACGAATTTTAAGAAATGGTGGAAGTAATACAAATACTGGTATAGAATTTGTTAATTCTGGAAGCAGTGCACATATAGGATCAAATGGTAGTTTATTTGGTATGGGTGGAACAACTGGATCTATACCAGCACAACCTTTTATTATTGTACCTTCTGCTAGTGAAAAAATTAGATTAGATGCAAATGGTAATTTTGGAATTGGTGCAAGCGCACCTTCGTATAAGGTCGAAATACAACAAACTGCTACAAATGCAGCTTTATGGGTACAAACTGGTGGAACAACCTCAGCATATACTATTGCAGATTTTAGAACTGGAACCAATGCAAGTGCTTTTCAAATTTTAGGTGATACAAATGCAAGTTTTGGCGGTAATGTAAATTTATTGACAAGTAAATCTTTACAATGGAATGACGGGGTGATATTAAATGCAGCAAGTTCACAATTAAGATTTTACACTGGTGGATCATCAACTTTGGCAGCAACAATATCATCAAGCCAAAATTTTCTAATCGGCACAACAACAGACAACGGAAGATTATTACAAGTTAATGGACTTGCTTCATTTGGTACATCAACAACAGGTAATATTCAAGTTAATAATACAGATATTTCACCAAATATTTTAATTAACGGTGGTAGTGGTAGTAATGCAGTTGCTGGAAGTGCTTATATAAGAATGGGTGATTTAACAAATAGCAGATTTTGGATACAACAAATTAATGCAAGTAATAATTATGCTTATTGGTTTTTTAATGGTAGTAGCTGGTCAAATGTTTCATATTTAGATAGTATAACTGGCGCTTATGTAGCTTTGTCTGATAGAAACAAAAAGAAAAATTTTGAAAATTCTAATTTAGGTTTAGACGCTGTATTGAAGTTAAAGCCAACTTTATACAATATGGAAAACCAAAAAGACGAAGAAGATAAACAATTAGGTTTTATTGCCCAGGAAGTAAAGGATATCATACCACAAGCATACCAAGAAAGCGGTGATTTTATTGGTTTAAATTACAACCCAATTATTGCAGTATTAACAAAAGCAATTCAAGAACTTAATACCAAAATAGAAAACTTAAAATAATATGAAACAAATACAACCTATTCAAATCTGGGTAAACGGCCAGCAACAAACAGCAACCGTATTTAGCCTAATTATTATCAACGACAATTTATTAAACAGTGCAACATTTTATTGGCAGTTATTAGATAGCGCAGAAGTAAAACTAGCAGACGGTAATTTAACAATGGTGGAGCCGCAATACGATCAATGGGGTACATCAAGCGACGTTAACCAGTGGGCGTACGAATGGGCCGCAACGCAACTAAACATCACACTAGCTTAATTAATCTTTAAAATACAAAACCAATGGAAACAAAACAAGCACTTGCAATCATCAAACAAATTTTAGACGCGGCTAGCAAAAGCGGTTTATTTGAAAACTTAACGGCAGCCATGACAGCGGCCGACGCATATAATGCAATAGCGCGTGAAATATTAAAAGAAGAAAATGGCGACGGATCTGTTATTTAGTATTATAGTTTTTGTAGCCGCTGGCGGTGGTTTTTATTTCACAACTAAAAATAGATTAGATAAAATTGAAATAGATCTATCTAAGCACAATAATACCAATACTGAAATATTGGATCGTCTGGCGCGCATTGAAACAAAACTTGATTTTGTAACTAAAATGTAACAATATGTTTAAGAACTGGAAAACAAGTTTATTCGGCCTAGGAGCCGTAATAACTGGGGTTGCAACAGTATTAAAAGGCGACGTGCCAACTGGTATAACAGCCATATTAAGCGGCCTGGGTTTATTTGCAGCAAAAGACAGCGACATTAATTTAAATAACCGTCCATAATGACTAGCCAAACCAAAAAAATATTGGTGGTTACTGTTGTGGCGTTAATCTTATTAAGTAGTACAATGGCAGTAGGAGCAAAGGCCGAGGAACTCATAAAAAGATTTGAGGCCGACGATATTAATAAATATTTAAGGGCCTACCTGGATCCAGTTGGGATCCCAACAGTGGGGTATGGAAGCACCTACAATTACGACGCAAAGCGTAAAGTAAGGCTAGGTGATAGTATCACCCAGGAAAAGGCTGTTGAATGGTTAAGGAAGGAGACAAAGTCAATAGTGCCTAAGATTAAAGCACTGGTTAAGGTACCTATTAACCAAAACCAGCTAGATAGTTTAACTAGCTTTGTGTATAACGTAGGTATCGGCGCATTTCAATCTAGCACGCTTTTAAGGTTACTTAATAGCGGCGCACCAAAGGAAGAAGTGGCGGCCCAGTTTGATCGCTGGAATAAAGGCACTGTAAACGGCCAAAAGGTAGTTTTACCTGGCCTGGTTAGACGTAGAAAAGAAGAAAAAGCGCTATTTTTAGCATAAGAAGCAAGTTGGTTAGATAAATTTCAATGGTCTAGTACAAAAAGAAAGCCTGGTATGTCTATACTGGGCTTTTTTATGCCCCTACAAAAATAAATTTGGTAGTTTAAACGTTTTTACTATAATTTTACCAAAGACAAACAAAACCCTAATATATGCAACTTAAAACCGACAGTAAGATCCTGGGCGAAATAGCCAGCTTACAACACAAAATTTTGCGCTTAGAAGCATTACGCGCATTATCACCGTACGAACAATGTACATTTTTTTTTTATTCTAGTTCTGGTAAGTTTTTATCGTTAAATGAAAACGACGTGCCCTTCGATCTTTGTTTTGAAATAAGGATCCTAATAGACGCGGCACTGGAACACTACCAGCACGAAATTAAACGACTAGAAAACAGTTTTCAATGCGACGCAAACTAATTAGATTAGCTGCAATAATATTTTTTATTGCAGTAAGCGTGCCAGTATGTATATTAACCTACACTGGCGCCTTTATACTTTTTTACCTATTTAAAATTTATCACTTATTAAAACCAACAAAATGAACGAGTATTTAAAAGATCTAGCCGACGGCTTCGGATCAATGAACAAAGTAGAAAACAAAAAAAACGAAAAACAACCCGACTACCAGGGCTATTTCAAAGCAGACGGCAAATTATTTGAAATTGCTGGCTGGGTAAAGATTAGCAAAGCTAACAACAAGTACCTATCTATTGCAGTAAAGGAATTTACAGAAAAGCAAACTAATAACGAACTTTAAAAATTAAAAAAATGGAAACTATAATTGATTTAGAAAAATGGCTAATAATCAAATTAGATCATTATGACAACAATGAACAGTTTGAAATAACAACTGATGATGTAAGAAAATGGATAAATATATATAATGATTTAATTAAAAGAGGATATTCAATAACACAAAATTTACAAAATGAAAAAATTTGTTCCGTTTATTGTAATTGGTGGCCTTACTGCATGGTATCTACTTTCCAAAAGATCACTCTCTAATAACATCAAATTTGTTTTCCGTAAAATTGGATTTGGTGGAAAAATATTACAACCAAAAGTTTATATTACTTTGGGTGCGCAAAACCCAACAAATACCGGTGCCACAATAAAAAGCATTGTCGCAAGTGTGAATTACAACGGCAATACATTTGCAGATGTTTCATCCTTTGTAACACAAAAAATTAATCCAGGATCAGAAAGCAATATTGTACTAATCGCAGAACCTTCTGTTGTAGGAATATTCGGTACAATTCGTGAAATGATAAGATCAGGTAAAATAAAAGGCAATTTTGAAATCACCGGAACGGCCAATATTGATGGCATCAACTTTCCATTGCAAATTTCACAATCAATATGAACGTTGAAACAATTATATCACAATTGAATCCTTATCAAAATCAAAAAATTTTGATCCGTAGGAACCAAAATGTTGATGATATTATTGCAGCAATTAAAACGGCCCACAACCAATACAGATCAGAGTATAAAAAAATTGCACTCAATTTTGTAGGAAAGACTAAAAAAGGAACGGCAAAAAATATTTGGCAATTCCTTAAAAAAAATGTGCCATACAGAGCAGAGCCGGATCATTTCCAAACGATCAAAAGTCCTGCAGCAATTATTGCAACGGCCAAAAGCGGTACAATGGATAATGATTGCAAAAATTATTCATTGTTCGCAGGTGGCATCCTTCATGCTTTAAATGATTTCGGATATAACATTCCGTTTTGTTACCGGTTCGCATCTTACAATTTTTTTGATCCGACTCCAGGTCACGTGTTTATTGTGGTGGATCCAGGATCTAATAATGAAATTTGGATAGATCCGGTGTTACCTACATTTGATAATAAAAAACAATTCAATCACAAAAAGGATTTTAACATGATGTATTCTATTTCAGGTATCGGACAAACTAAAAGGCAAAAAAGACAAGCCAAAAGAGCAGAAAGAAAAAAGGCCGGTAAAACATTTGGCCAAAAATTGAAAAAAGCAGGTAGAGGTGTATTAAAGGTGGCAGGTGCGCCAAGTCGTAACGCTTTTTTGTTATTGGTGAAATTAAACGTTTTCAACTTAGCGAAAAAACTTGAAATTGCAAATACAAAAGCACCAGGCAAATTAAAAAATTTTTGGGAGGGTATAGGAGGCCGGATGCAAACGTTAATCAATAACATCAACCAGGGCAAAGGAAAAAAACGTATTATGGGAATTGGTGTAGTTCCTGCAGCAGCAGCAGCAGCACCGGCAGCAGCAGCACCGATCATTGCAAAGATCATTTCCTTATTAAAGGATTTGGGTATTAATACTGATGATCTTAAACGTGTTGCAGCCAATGCCATTAACGG